GGGCAGGATGTCTTCGCGCTCTCGCAGTCTGAGATCCCGCAGGTGGTCCAGCGCCTCGTGCGTCAACACGCCGCCTTTGGTCCACCGATCGACAGGACTGTTGAGTTTCCTGTCCTCTCTTCGAGCGACTCGCTCCTCTTCGTTTAGCTGCGCGCGGGCATCTCTGAACTCGTTCTTCACTATTCCCTCCAGTGTCTGATTATCTCTGCGGTGATGTGCTCTCTCCAGTTGGCCATGTGAAAGAGAGCTGTTGTCTAAGGTGTACCTATCTGGCCCTAATAGGTTGTTGTTTAGTTGGTGGGCTTCGGTGGACACTTGAACGGTTCGACCTTCAAGCGTGGCTTGCCGATGCGGCGAAGGTAGCTCGAGGTTAGCAGCCCCGCACTGTCGGAATATCTTCGCAGCTGGTCCATGATCTGCACGCCGTCGGACAGCAGGTCGATCTTCCCCGCGCAGACGTCATCGTGGTCCCACAGGCTTCCGTCCTCTCGCAGCACCCACGCCGGGAACAGACGCAAGCGCAGGTGCTTGATCTTCAGCCTCTGCTGCACGCTCAACGTTCCGCGTCCGACCTTCAGCTCGAGGTGCCCCGTCCACATCGGTGAGTAGACCTGCAGGTCGGGCCACCCCGGCTCCTGCATCGCGTGACCGTGCACGTTGAACACCATCGCGCCGGCCTTGGTCAGCTTGACCCGCAGCACTGTTTGAAACTTCGACTCACGCATCGGCCCACGACCTCCTTGACGTTCCTCTATCCCACTCGATCGGTACTCGCATTCCACCGCACGACTCGCGGAGCACGTCGAGCACTCCCTCCTGCCACTTCGGGTCCTCGATGATCTCGGGCGGCCCCTCGATCAAGAGCTCGTCGTGCACGTTCGCGATGATGTGGCAGCCCGCGAGCTCCGCGCTGTTGTGCAGCGCCACCATGCGGTTCTTGATGATGTCCATCGCGCAGCCCTGCACGAGCGAGTTGAACGCCTTGTGCGCGCCGACCAGCGGGAGATGCCTTCGCCTGCCGAACAGGTTGCGCACCCACCCTCTCCGCTTGGTCGCGTCCGTCGCTCTCTCCGCGGTCGACTTGAGTCCGGGAAGTCGCTCGTGATAGTCGCGGAAGATCTCGGCGGCGCGGCGCTCGCACCGCTTCGCGTACTCACGGGCTCGGTCCTCGTGTCGAACGGTGTCGTCGGCGTCGATGGCCGCGCCCACCTCCTCCATGATCTTCTTGTTGCCGCTGAGCTCCTGCGTGATCCGCCGCTTGCCCGCGCCGTAGGCCATGGCGAAGTTGATCGTCTTCGCCGGCGATCGGTCGATGCCGCAGAGGTCGGCGACCCACTGGTGAAAGTCCGTGCCGCGGTCGCCTGCGTACGCTTGAATGACGTCCTCGTCCTTGATGTAGTGAGCGATGACCCTGAACTCGATCTGAGAGGCGTCCGTGCTGAAGAACGCCCCTCTAGGAACGATCAACGACTTGGCCCGCTTGTTGAACTGCTGGCTGTTCGGGTCCGAGCAGCTCATGCGACCGGTGCGCACGAGCTGGTTGTAGCTGGGGTGCATCACGCCGTCGACCGCCTTGTCTAGGAACGAGTCGCAGAAGAGCCCCTTGAACTGGGACTCCGTCCTGTACTCGAGGAGGGTGTCGAGCACCTCCCTAGCCCTGTCGTCCGTGACCACCTCGGGGTGCCCCGCGTACAGCTTCAGCGCGTGCTTGTCGAAGCTCGGTCCGCCGTTCTCCGTTCTGGCCAACACCGGCAGGCCGAGCTGGACGCACAGAACCTCGTGCATGAACTGCGGACTGTTCACGAGCTCGAGACCGGTCCACTCTCGAACGCGGTCGCCGCAGTCCACCATTCGCCGCAGGCTCTTGACCTGCTCGATGCGGCACCGCTGCTCGTCGATCATCATTCCGCGCTGCTCCATGCTGAAGAGCACCTTGGTCAAGGCCTGCTCCGTCGCCCACAGCTCCTCGGCCTCCTCGGGCAGCCGCTCCATCAGCCACCTGTACAGCTCTCGGTTGGCCAGAACGTCGACGCACGCGTACTCACCGACGAGATCGCTGGGAGCAGCCCCGTAGTCCTTGCTGCCGGCGCCGCGGAGCCACGCCTTGAGGCGAACCTCCTCGCCCATGTCGAGGCCGAGCCAGTCACGGCACACCGGCTTCAACGAGTGAGTCCTAGCGTCGCTGTCGATCATCTTCGCCAGCACCACGGTGTCGGCCATCGTGCACGAGACGTCGACGCCGTCCGCGGCCAAGAAGTGCGCGTCGAACTTCACATTGTGGTTGGTCCACTGGCCGGCGGTGCGGAGGATGTCCCCGCACCACTTGGCGACGACCGCCGGATCCAAGTTCGGCCCGCTTTGGTGGCGGCACGGCGCGTACCACGCTCGAGGGTCGTCGTCCACGGTGACGGCCACGCCGGCGATCCGATGTCCCTTCCACGGGTTCAGCGCCATCTCGTTGTCGTTGAAGCTCGTCGTCTCCACGTCCATGAAGACGTTGCGCGCTCCCGTGAGATCGGGCAGGTCTTCGGCGCGCTCGACGATGATCGCGCGCCCCGTGGGCGTCAAGACCTCCACTTCTCGACCTCCAACCCCGCGTTCCTGATGATCCGCACGCCCTGCTTGTCTCGGTAGTCGTGCGTGTACGTCACCCGCTTGATCCACCCGACCGCGACGATCAAGTGCGCGCACTGAACGCACGGCGCAAGCGTCACTTCAAGGTGCGGGTGCTCGCGCCCCTCCTTGAGCATCTCCATGATGAGCTTGGCCTCAGCGTGCATGCAGCCGCAGTTGCCGACGTAGCCTGAGCACGTCGATCCGTTCGCAGGTCCGTTGACCGCGATCTTTGGTCCAAAGCGGGCGGCCACAGGTCTCCGCCTGCACTTGCTCGTCACCGGTTCCAGAGCTCTGTCCATCGTTCTATCCATCTCGCTATGTCTCCGTCTGTTGGCCAGCCCTTGATGCTGACGTTGTGAACCACGTCCACGTACTGCTCGCCGCGGTTCGAAGCTTCTGCGATCGAGCGGTACGCGTCGTTCGCGTCGAGGATCAGCTTGTTCGAGTACATCTCGGACTTCGGGCTCTTGAGCAGTCGCTCCTCGAGCCAAGGCCTCTCCGCCACCAAGCACACCACGAGGCAGCCTTGCCACCGAAGGTACGCTTGAACCTGTCGCATCACCTCGGCCGGCGGGTACGTCCCGAGGCCCAGCATGCGACCGTAGACCAAGGCACCGAGGTGGTACCGGTCCTGCACGCCGCGGAAGACTCGCTCGACGTACTCGGTCGAGTGATCGAAGTCTTCCGGCGGCTTGCTCATGTGCCTGCGCTGGACGCTCGCCAGCTCGCAGACCCTGAGTGCGGCGGTCGTCTTACCGACGCCGTCCGCGCCTTCTAGTATCAGCATGGTACTCCTCCATCTGTCTGTCCGCGCGCGCACCGGCGACGCACAGCGAGTAGAACACGACCAAGGCGACGATGCCCGCGGCACCGCACGCCACTCCTAGAACGAACTCCATCACAGGATCTCCTCCGCCACCATTCGCAGCATCGAGTTCTCGTCGAGCATCTCCGTCACGTCGTGACCGAAGTTGCGTCTCCTGAACTCCACCATGACCAGCGCGGCGCACTCGTCGAGCATCGCCAGCGACCCCTTCGGGATCGAGCCGTCGGGCGGGTGGTCGCCGTTGGACTTCCACGATCGAAGACAGTCCGCCGCCTTCACCGCGTTCCGCTCGTAGAGGTGCATCGAGCCGGCTTGGTGCGTGTACCACCCGAGCTTGAGACTCAAGGCGCCCGCGATCAACCGCTGGATCATGGTGAAGCAGAACATGTCGTACGGAAGGCCGAGCCATGCGTCGTTGCTTCTCATGGTCGCGATCAAGTTGAGCCTGTCGTCCTCTCTCAAGAACTGAAGGCTCAGCGTGCACGGAACGTCGGGTCCGTTCGCGTCGGCCTGCGGGATGTCCTTCGACGGCGACCAGCAGCTCATCACCGCCCTTCGTGAGTCCGTCCCGATCTCTCTGAGCACGTAGCCCATCTGACCGTAGTCGGACCACCGCTTGCCGTACGCGCCGTGAGCCCTTCCGTCTTCCTCGAGGAAGCGCTCGTACTGCGGGGCGTAGTGCTTCATCCAACCGTCGTCGGTGCCCGAGAGGTACCAGATCAGCTCAGCGCACGCGTACCTCAGCGACGCCTTGCGGTTGCCGTCGTTGATCCACGCCTTCGTCGGGTCGGTGAGCGTCCAGCTTTGACCTTGAACCTCGCGGCAGTCGCCGTCTCTGCTGTGCCGCATCGGTCGACCGATCAGTTCGTTTATCACGCCGCGCCAGAGCTCGCGGCCGGTGTCGTGCGTCCTGTTCATCGCTGCGTCCTCAACACCATGGCCGACTCCAGCACTCGACGAATGTCCGGCTTGAAGTATCGCTCGCCCTTGGCCGGCTTGTGACCGCCCACGTCCTTGCTCATGTTGGAGGCGTGCACCTCGTCACACAGCGCGTCGAGAGGGAGTCCGAAGGCGGCGGCCGTGCCGGTCACGACGTAGGCCAAGTCCGCGACGCCGTCGGCGGTTTCGACGACGTCCCTCATCGCCAAGCCGTGCACCAACTCGCCGAGCTCTTCGACGATCAAGTGAACTCGGTCGATTCGAAGGTCACAGCCCACGACCTCGGTCAAGTCTCGCCTGACGTCTTCGAGCTTCTTCTCGACCTGCAGCAACAGGAGTTCCACCAGATGCTCCGCACCTTCGTACTCCTCCTTGACGCGCACGTCTTGGTTCAGCGTGAACCCTTGGGTCTCCGCGAACTCTCTCACCTGTCTCATCAACTTACTCATCAGAACTCATCCTCCTCTTGGGGTGTCGTCTCTATGTCTTCCGCCTCCATCTCCTTCAGCAGTCCGATGAAGTCGGCGGTCTTGTGGTAGCAGTTCTTTCGTCGCTTGATCGCGTGGTTGCGAACCAAGAACGACACGACGCTCTGCGCATCGTCGCGTCCGATCTCACACCAGTCCTGAATGTCCACCGGAGTGATGTCGTCGCGGTAGAGCATCTCGGACACTAGGTGCTGCGGGTGCTTCGTGTTGATGAGGTACCTGCGAACCGCTCTCCTGTCCTTGATGCTCGTCGATCGCGACTGAGCGCTGGAGAAGTCTAGGTACCCGAACGTCTTCGACGAATAGACTCGATCGACGAAGTCGCAGACGAAAGACGCATGACAGCGACGGACGACGAGCCGCCCATTCCCATCCCTTGAGAAAGTTCTCGCCGCGATCGCCGCTGCCATGCGTGAAAGTTTGTGACGCGCTGTCCCTCGGTCCACCAGAGGCATGGCCTCCGAGAACTTGTCGCACAGCGCCGCCGAGCGCTCCTTGATGATCTGGCTCGCCTCGGGCTCCCACACGGGCTCCTGTGACGTCCATGCCCAGAGGATGAGCTTTCGGCAGTGCTCGGACAGGTGGCGGTGGGGGACCTCTGAGGAGCCCACAGAGGCCATATCCTTGACCGACACCTCCCCAGCTTGGAGGATGAGGGCCAGATCGAAGCGCCTGACGTCCTCCAGAGCTCCCACGAGCTCCTGTATCGCCGCCAAACCGAAACTGTAGGTACTAAGGCTCCTGGAGCCCCTGGGGTTGCTCAGGGCCACCAGACGAGTCCGTGCGTGGGCCCTGCGGCGCTCGATCTTGGGTATCTCGGCCATGCCCGTCGAGCGCATGTCCGTCAGCCTCCCGATGACCTCGGTCGAGGCGCCCTTCAGCTCCTCGAGAATCACGAGCCTGCGGTCGTGGGTCGGGATCACGCCCCAGCTGACGAACCACCGAGTCCCCAGCTGCTGAAGACCGCCGAGCAGGCCGGCGACCGTCGCGTTCTTGCACTCGACCTTCTCGCCGAGCCCGTAGTGTCGCTGCAGCGTGAGACACGTCTCCGACTTGCCCTGCGCTGAGTCTCCAACCACGAGCACCTGCAGCCAACCGTTCACGCGCTTGCCCTCGATGTCTAGGAACAGCGGGGAGTGGTAGGCCATGTCGATCGCTAGGTGCAGATCGCGGCGCTTGGCGATCCGCGTGACGTTGTTCTCGAGGTCGTCGTAGATCTCGTTCAACTTCGCGGCCAAGCCGTCGTCGGTCCACTCCTTCGGCTGGAACGTCGCGGCCAACACGGCCTCGTCCTCCTCAGACAGGCGGAACGTCGTGAGGTTGTCCTCCGTGATCTCGGCGTCGTCGAGCACGAGCGTCGCCTGCTGATGCTTCGGGTGCGGATACGTTCTTCCTCGCATCACGTAGGGAGTGTTCAGCTCGGTGTCCGCGCCGACCACGAGGGCCGGCTGCGCGATGTTGCCGGCTTGGTCGCCGCTGATCTCCAGCTGCGGGGCGAGTCTCACGTCCCACACGATGTGCTGCGATCGCGGCTGAACGTCGGCCACCTTGCACGGTGGCACGCCGAGCCCCTCCATCGTCGCCGCACGCATCGCCTTCTTGGGCGCACCGACCATCTCGAGGATCGCCTCGCTCGACGGCGAGACCTTCAACTTGGCGAAGCCTGCGGCGTCGCTGTCCAATGTGGACACCGGACACATGTGGCAGTTGGGTTGATCTCGCGTGCAGCCCACGTCCACCTCGTGGGGAACCAAGTACGGAGTCGAGTCCTCGGCGGCGATCACCGCGTTCATCTCGAGTCTCCATCCCATGTTCTCGGGAGCGGTCGCACGTGCCAACGCGACGCGACGCTCACCCTTCTCCTCATCGCGGCCGGGGACGTTCGACAGCTCGAACGGCGCGGCCTGCTCCATCAGTCTGAGCAGGTCGTCCGCGGTGCCGCCCTCTTGGCCCACATAGTCGTTGACGTCGCCCTTCGGATGGATGTCTCTGTCGAGCGGCAGTGCGACAACTCGCACCTCCGACGCCGAGGCGTTGAGCAGCGTCCCAAGCTTCCTCGCCGCCGCGCGTCCCGCTGGATCCACGTCCATGCAGATCCACACCCGCTTCCCCTTGAACAGTCTGAGCCACTCAGCGTCCCACGAACCCTCTCCGCCCGTCGAAGCGCACGCTCCGATGCCGTGCTCCGCCAACATCGACCCCACGAGCAGAGCCTTCAACTCGCCGCCGCAGAGCCACACCGACTCGCATCTGTCCAACTGCTCCGGCTGGTACAGCCTCGCCTTCCCGTAGCCCCGCGTGTTGAGCATCTTCTTGACGCCGCCGCCGGGGAGGTAGCGGCGAACGTTGACGATCCGACCGGCCAAGTCGTAGATCGGGATCGTGAGACGCCCCTCGTGATACCCGATCCGCGCCTTGCGGATCATCTCGTCGCTGATGCCGCGGCGTCGAAGCTCGTTGAGCAGCGGGCCGGCGTCCCACACCTTCGCGTGCATCTTCTCGACCGTGCGTGGGTCGATCTGCTTTTGATCGTCGAGGTCGTAGCGGGTCGAGAGGTCGACGAGCATCGTCTGTCGCTCGACGGATGAGGCGTGCGCTAGGAACGAGACGATGTCTCCCTTCGCACCGCACGAATAGCAAGTCCAGAGGTTCTTCTTGACGTTGAGCGACACGCTCGGCTCGTTGTCGTCGTGAACTGGACACGAGGTCTTGACCTCATCGTCACCCACTGGTTCAAACTTCCAGCTGAGTCGCTCCAACTCGGCCAGTGCGTTGATCGCTGCTATCTTCGTTCTGCTCATCTAGTCCTCCCTTCTTCTCCTCGAGTTGTAAGTGGAGACGACCCACTGCATTCGCAGCAACCCGCACGCCGGCGAACGAGATCAGTCACGTGCCATCACTCGCTCCCGCTGCCCTTATGAGCGGGTCTCCTATGGGTTCTCTCTTGGCAGAGAGGGTCGTCTCCTGCCGGTCAACTAGAACTCGCCGCTGTCGGCTGAGCCCTCAGAGCCGTCGTCCCCTTGGTCGACGGCGAGGCGCGATGCGTCGTGCAGCGCCTTGAGGTCGTCGTGGAAGCCCTTGAAGGTCTCCACCTCATCCTCCTTGATGAAGGGTGACTCACCGCCGGTGGGGTTGGCGAAGTCGATGCCCCACCAAGTGTTCCCTCCGCGGTCGCGTGTCGCGGTGCCGAACTCCCACACCTGACTCCACAGTGGAGCGACGTGGGCGCCCGCCTTCCGCAGCAGCGCGGCAGAGCAGAGGTTCTTCCCGACGTTCAACTCGCCCTTGGCGAAGCTGATGGCGACGGGCGTCATGCCCAACTCGTGGTCGCCGTAGATGACGCCGGCGAAGTTGAGGTGCTCAACGTGGCGCATCTTGTAGGGATCACTCTTGGGTCCTCCGGGGTACACCTCGAAGCGATCGTCCGCACTCCGCGACTTGCGAGCGATGTCGCCAGCCTTGTCGAACGAACGAGCCTCGATCGGCGAGCCGCCTTGATCGCGGCGGTCCTTCCACGAGATGAACTCCACGAAGAAGAACAGCGGCACGAACAGGAACGACGCACGCGGGTCAGCGACGAGCGCGTTCCCGGGCTGAAGCACCACGGCTCCCTCGCCGAACTGCTCCTTCACGTTTGAGTCGCTCATCGCCTGAACGACCTTGATGCGGGACAGAACGCGATAGCCCTTGAGCTCCTCGACGGACGTGTCCTCCGCCGCGATCTTCTCGAGGAAGGACGGCGTAACTTTGGTGACCTCGCTTCCGCGAGAGTCGTTCTTCTCCACCTTCTTGGTGGACTTCTTCTTTGCCATGGTTTCTACCTTGGGTCTTTGGGGTTGTTGAGTCGTCGGAAAACACAGTTGGAGTCGGTATAGGTACCGACAAGACCGGGAGGTGGATTCTTCCCCTCCTCGGCCATACGGGTGAGCATCTCACTCATGCGGTTGAAGTGGATGCTGAGCGTGCCGCCTTCGATCGAGGCGTCGGGAACACCGAGCCAACCGAGCAGCGTCGCATACTCTGGCGTGCCGATCTTCGGCAGCTTGGGTCTGATGTGAACGTCGGGAGTCGCCGTGGCCATGGTGCCGCGTGCACGCATCTCTCTGGAGGGGTCCTCCATGTACGCCTTGGTGATCTTGACGGCGAGCATCTTGGAGATCATCTCCTTCTTCGCCTTCACCTCCTTGCGCGCGTCGTCCAAGAACTTCTCGGTCTCGCGGAGCATGAAGCCCATGTCGCACAGTTGCTCCTCAGTCAACGAGTCGCCTTGAAGCAGCGAGAGCAGACGATAGCACTGCTCCACTGTGTTCTCGTACGTGCTCGAAACGTTGTCCAAGAACTCCTTGATGTCTTCAACGGGGTCGTCCATTCTCTCCTCTCTCGATGTGCTTCGACCACTCCTCTGGGGTGATGCCGGTCATGATGAACTCGCGGTCGTCGGGCGACAAGTGCGGGAACACGTCTTGAACAAGCTCACCACGCCGGTGACGCTCCAATTGCTCCTCGGTGCAGTCGATCACGCGAACGCGAACGCGGCCGTCGAGGATGCTCTTTCTACGCAGCAGCATCACTCCACCTCTCGGCTGAAGGAGGGATGATGCACCGTTCGCTCGGCGTACTTGGCCGTGCGGGCGTCGAACAGCAGGATTCGACAGCGACCGAACTTCGCCATGACGTACGAGAGCGCGAGCGCCACGATCACGTTCTGACCGGTCATGGCAATGAAGTCGGTGTCGGGGTCGAAGTCCTCGAGCCGCTCCTCGATGAATGCCATCCCGGCGTCCGTGTTGAACATGGACACTCGACCTTCGGGGCTGCAGTAGCGGACCTGTCCGAAGGTCACGGCGCCCGCTGTGTTGAAGCGCCCGTTGGGGGACGCAAAGACGTAGACTGTTGAGTTCATTTGCTTACACCTTCAGGTCGAGGACCGAGTGGAGAATATCCTTGATGTCGAGGCTTGCCTGCGCGTTGGCCAACTTGCCCTGCACGCGCTGACGAATGTCCTCGTCGATGGTGCCCGGCACCGTGAGGTCAGTGATGCGGACGGGCATGCGCGTTCCACGACGGTGCGCGCGGTCTTCTGCCTGTCCACGAAGGATGGCCGACCAGTTCTGCGAGAAGAAGATCTCGTGGTCGGTGTACATGTCTGAGTTCTCGTCGTACCCGAGGAGGTTGAGACCCTCTCCCGCGGTCTGCGGGTTGAGGATCAGCACCTTGAGACTGTCGTCGCCGTTGAAGCGGCGCACCAGCTCGTCGCGCTCGCTCTGCGGAGTCGCGCCGTAGTACGTCCCGCACTCGATACCCTCAGCCTCGAGGCGCTCCGCGATCGCGCGGATGTCCTCGGTGAAGCACGCCCAAATGAGCGTCTTGCCCTTCGGGTCGCGGTCTTCCGCGGTGAGGAGGTCGACGACGGCGTCGATCTTAGGGTTGGACGTGCCGAGGCGCTTCGTCTGCTTGGCGCGAAGCTCTTCACCGGTGTCGGGGTCGACGTTGGCGTCGATCACGATGTGGCCGCTGGTGATCTGCGCAAGACGAAGCAACTGCGTGAGGATGTTCTGCGCAGTGACGGGGTCGACGTCGCCGCTCATCTTGTCCTCGATCTCCGCCGCGAGATGCTCAGCCATCGCCTTGTATGCGGCGGACTGCTCCTTCGTCATCTCGACTTCGTGCAGGTCATAGACCTTGTCCGGCAGGTTGAGTCCGGCGTCCTCCTTCGTCACAGAGAAGGTCACGCGAGCGAGGCGCTCCTGCAGCAGCGGAACGTTCTTGACGCCCTCGAGGCGCTTGATGCCGTTCTGACCGGCGTCAGTCCACACGCCGTGGAACGAGCGGAACGCGCTGAACTTGGAGAAGCCACTGTATCCGTGGCCGAGGAACTCCAACTGCGTCCACAGATCCATGAGCGAGTTGCCGATCGGCGTGCCGGTGAGGATCATGCGCTGCGCACCGCAGTCACGAAGACCCTCCATCGCCTTCCAACGCTTCGTCGTCGCGCTCTTGATGAAGTGCGACTCGTCGAGAATGATGAGGTCCCACAAGTTCTTGCGGCCGAACGCGTGCATCGACGCAACGAGTGAGTCGTATCCGATGATGACCGCCGAGAACGCGCAGTCCTCCTCGGTCGTGATGGCCTGCACGAGCGAGCGAATCCGCTTCTCCTGCGTGCCGCGGATGACGGACACCTTTCCGGGCAGCACGGTGAACTTCGTGATCTCATGCTCCCAATTCAACCGGACCTGATTGGGCACGACGATGAGCGCGCGCAGCATCTTCTTGGGATCCTTCTCACGGAGACGCTTCGCCTCCATGCAGATCCGCTGAACAGCCACCGCCGTCTTGCCGGTGCCTCGATCCATGAAGAGACCGGTGCCTTCCTGTCCGAGACTCATCTGCACGGCGACGCGCTGATAGTCAGACAAGGGGAATTGAGGGTGGTCGATCCAGTCGGCCGGAAGATCGGGCGTCGACTTGTTGATCTTGTAGGCCGCCTGCATCGCGGCCCTCGCATCCTGCGCCTTGAAGCGCTTGACGAGGACCTCCATCTTGAGGCGAGCGTCTTCGCCCACCCACTCGATCCTGTCTGCGGGAATGCACGACTTGACCATGATGGCGGTCAAGTCGGTTCCGCCAAGGCGATACTGATTCCGCTTCTCGAAGTCGCGAGCACCGAGCCACTTGGACTCGGGAACGCGGTTCGAAAGGAACGCGGTCGTCGTGTGGCAACTGAGGGCCTTGTGGGTGTACCACTTACCCTCGGCGTTCTTGCGATAACGAACGACCTCGGCGATGAAGTCCTTGCCGTCCTTGTCGAGGGAGATGCGCAGGCGCGCGTTCTCCATCATCTTGATGGGCTTGAGCGCGTGTCCCGTCGCCCGCGTGAGCGGGTCGATGACCGCGCCGGGAAGGTTAGCTGCCGTGTTCATTGAGTTCGTCATGACTACGCCACCCGGCCGTTGGGCCAAAAGTAGTTGATGGAGGGCGCTTCGGACCAACCGAGCGCGCCGTAGTGACTGAACTGCTTGTACAGCAGCGCCGCACGATGCGATGAGTGGAGACGCTCGTCGCCAAGCCACTCGGGCATCTCGGCCGTGTAGTACCACGGGGCGTACGCTTCAATGCGCGGACGCATGTTGTCGACGTAGCCACGAACGTCGTGCCACTCGCGGCACATGGCGACACCGTACTGCACGAGCGCCGGCTGCCAGCCGCGCCACATGAGAACGGCGGGATGCGTGGTCCAGCCTTTCGTTTCGCCGTTGAGGGCGCGCAGGATCTGGAACGTTTCGACGCGCTGCTTGCCGAGGCGCTGGCGGTCGAGAGATGCGGCGACTTCGGTGAAGTCCGCCAAGGGGAGGAAGGTCTGCATGCTATTGCTATGGGTTGGGCCCCGAAGGGCGGAAGTGGGCACGTGCCCGTTGGGTCTTATCTTATACCATAACGGCGCGACAAAGTACACCTTGAGCGCGCTGTTCTTTTAGTCAAGAAGTTGGTCGTAGGTGCACTCCCACGCCGGCTTGTCGTCGCGCCAACGAAGGAAGCGAGGGAAGCGGAGCGCGCCTCTGTTCTGAAGGCCTTCGTGCTTCACCTCAACAACCTTGCCGAGCACCTCGTCCTCGTCCATGTCGCGCCACAGTGAGTCGCCGCCGATGCCGACCTTCCCGCAGTCCACCATGTTGAGTCCCTTGAACACCGCGATCTTCAGCGCGCCGAGTCGCCCTTCGTGTTTGCCTTGGCCGGGCTCTGTCCCGACGACGATGCAGTCCGCGGACTGCCACCGCTTGACCTTGTACCAACCGCGGTAGTGGCCCTGCTTCAGCATGAAGCCCTCGATGTCGAGAGCAGAAGCGAGCGCGCTCAGTTCACCCTCGCTCTCGGGCCAATCACTCTCGTGCTCCGGTGGAAGGAAGTCCAAGTGGCCGAGGATCGCGTCGCGACGCTCAAAGCTCACGTCTCGGAGGTCGACCTTCGCCGCGAACGGGACCGCGAACGGTTGGAACCGAACGCCGACCCCGCCATTCGCCATTCGCACCGCAACCTCTGACGCGTAGTCGCCGGGGATGTACAGTTCACCGTCGAGCACCGTGCCGTCCGGCATGTTCGCAATGGCCGTGATGTCGCGCCGCTCGAGGCATTCCATCATCTTCGGCCACAGGTCCTCACCGTGCGACTTGCGCCCCACGGCCCACACGTTCTTGCGTCCATCGCGGACCACGGTGACTCTGAAGCCGTCGAGCTTGTGCTCGCACCGCTTGATGCCACCGATCTTGGCGCTCCACTTCTTCGGTCGGACGCGCTGGTCCCAGCGGACAAAGTGCTCGACGTTCTTCATGCCGACAACTCATCTAGGCGCGCGATGACGCGGGCGCGTTCTCTCTTCAGTCGCGCCTGCTCGTCGCCCTTGGTCAACTCGACTGCGACGTCGAGCCTTCTCAGTTCCTTCATCAAGAGGTTCGCCTCGTTGCGGTCTCTCGCGTCAATGCATCCGTGTGCCATGTCGGTCTCCTATATGCAGGTCCTATGTCGGTACGTTCTACCCTCGTACTTCGCCATCCGGTACTGTCCGGGGCCGAGGAGTATCTCTTCCCCACAGACGCAGCACGTCCACGGGTATAGCTTCTTGGGTCGCTGCGCTTTCGGCGTCGCGAGTTCGTGGTACCGCTCACCGTTGCACCCAATCTCCAACGCGACGCGTTGCCACGTTGCGTCGTGTCCATGCCCCGGCGTCAACACGTGCGCGATTTCGTGCAGCACTGTGTTGCGGAACTCGCTCTCGATGTTCGCTTGGTTGCGGCGGTCAGTCCATATCTTGATCGAGAAGCGAATGCGTCCGCTGTGAGGCCGCGCGTTGCCGGCGGCCCTCGTCATGTTGCGGCTCCAGTCGTAGTGGATCATGTCCAGTCGAGACGCATGCTCCGGAAACTCGTTCTTCAGGCGCATCAGCTCGCGAATCGCCACCTCGTGCAGACGCATGATGATCGTGGTCTCATCCATTGAACACCTCCCTCAAGAAGTGCTCTGCATGCGCGCGGTTGTGCGGATCGTTCCACCAGCGAACTATGCCCGAGGGGTGCGGCATGACGGAGATGAAGTACTCGGGGTGAACTTCGCGCCACTGCATCCACGGGTGGTCGCCAACGCCGCAGACCTTCGCGGTGGCGCGCCCGAGGAGGATCGTGTGCTTACCGCGCAGGAAGGGGACCATCTTCATCCACCCCTCCTCAGCGGACCGCACGGGGAAGAAGTCGCCCTTGCCGGTCAGCGACGGCCCGGGCCACCAATCCACTAGGTTCCCGCGCAGCACGCGTCGCTGCAACTCTCCCTCCTCGAGACCAGCGAGTCGTTCAAGCCGGTCTCCGACGCGCCCCGTGATGGCGAGCGCTCTGCCGCGCTTGCGGCAATCCTCGCATGTGCATCCCCACTTCAAGGGGTGCGCCGAGGCGCTGCGAGGCGGCGCCTGTCCGATGATGGCGATCTTTGCGTCGTGCGGGCCGACGAGCGGCTCACGCATCCAATCTTCTCTTGTTCTTCGTTCCATGCTATTGGGCAGCGCCCTCCGTACTGTGTCCTCTGTGGGCTTCTGAGAGGCCTCTATTGGTCCATGAGGCTGAATGGTCTAGGCGATCGGTCCGAGGTCCACACGGGAGCCCACAGGAGCCCGTGAGAGGACCAACCGCCTTGGTCTTGGCGCACTGTGAAGTGGCCACATTCCACTAGGCGCCGTCGTACCGTTGCTTGGGTACTCCGTCGCCAAGACGCGCGCGCTCGTACTTGTCGAACTCGCAGAGTGAGTGCTCAATCTCCCGCATCTCGAACGGCAGCCCGCTCTGTGAGTGCCACCTGTCGAGAGGCAGGTACTGCGGTGCGAGATCGAGCAACTCCATCATTGAGCCGTTGTTCGGCTTCATCCCGAGTCGCTGCAGTCCGCGCTTGGATCCCGGTCCCACGTTCGCCCACGTCATGGGGTCGCGCCACGGGATGTTCAACTCAAAGCGCAGATCGGTCACGATCTCGTACGCGATGAAGGGACCGACGCATCGGTACTTCAGCAGAAGGTTGAAGGCGTGCTCCAACCTCTCCTCTGCGCGCATCTTCGACTCGAGTTCAACGCGGTCGTTCGCAATGTCTCCAAGCGAGCGAAGGTTGTCGCGCATCGTGCCGTTGTGCATGTGGCAACCGGTGAACACCTTCGCGCCCGATCGCTCCACGTCGCACATTCGATCGACGAGTTGGTCGTGCGTCTCGCACCACCCGATGTTCTCCGCGTGCTCCGCTCGATTGAACATGCGGTACCAAGCGACGTTGAAGATCGTGTCGGCCTGCGGCATCCCGCGGCGAGTCATCGACCGCAGCGCGCGCGTTCCCGTGTCCAACTCTCTGAACACGTTGGTGAACTTGTAGCGACGCATGATCTCGTCCTTGGTCCACGGCTTGGGTTGCCCCGCGCTTCTGCGCTGCCATATCCGGTGGCGCTCGCGGATCCAAGAGAAGAAGCCGTCTTTGCTGCTGGTCTTCCTCACGCCGTCGCTCCCTCGGTCGCCTCAAGCAACCGCTCACGCGACTCCTTGTCGCCGGGAAGACGGTCGGTGATCCACTGAATCACCGCTTGCGGCGTCACCATCGACACCTCTCCGCCGGCGTCCGTGACGATCGACTGCCACGTCGCCTCCATGCGGTCCTCCGTGGCGCGCTCCTCGGACTTGAACACGTACGCGACGAGGGAGAGGGAGTGGTACTTGATGCACAGTCCCTCCGCCCACGGGCACTCCGGCCTTTCGTTCGCTTGAAACTGTAGGTACTCTTTGACGCCCTCGGGCATCATGGGCCATGCGATGTCTTTCATGATTCGTCCTCTAGGTCTGCTTCGAGTTTCGCGAGTTCCGCTCGCTTGGCGTTGACCGCGGCGACCTTCGCCTCGAGTCGTTCCTGTCTCCTCTCCTTGTTCGGTCCGGGAGGACCTGAGGGGTTGAGGATCTGCTGCTTCGCGCGCTTCGCCGCCCACAGCATCTTCTCTGCCCTCTCCGCTTGCGCAGGTGCACGCTCCGCGTCCTTTCGCGCCTGCGCCTCCCACGCGTCGAGTCGCGCACGTTCCTTGGCGATGGTCTCAAGCGTGTGCTCTAGACCGTACTCCATCAGTTTCGCGGACTGCAGGAGCGCCTCCGCGAACTCGATCCGCTCGTCGATCTCGTTGGGTACCTTGCGACTCACGCAGACACCTCCCCCGTCATCCACGCGGGAGTCTCTTCGTTGCGGACGACGCAGTTCGGTTGTTGACCGCGGATCCACGCGGCGGACTCGGGCGTGTACTTCGCCTTCCTCCGTCCTTGCTTTGCGCCGCCGTAGGAGTAGGGGTTGTCCTCTTGGTAGCAGAGATACCCCTTCTTGACCTCCTTGGCGATCTCGTGTTCAACGAGTAGCCACTCGATCACTTGATCGGTGTGGTCATTGCCCATGGCCTTGAAGCCCCACCGCTCCCACGTGATCTCGAGGACGGGATGCGCGTTCGCCCACTTCTTGAATCCCTCGAGGCGGTCGTGGTCGTACGTGCCCTTGACCATCGGTGCGTCGATCATCATCATGCCTCCGCATCCCTCGTCGAAGAAGGTCGCGACGCATCCCTTGGAGTCGTGGACTTCTCCGCGGCATCCGCGTCCGTCCATCCCGTTCCACTGTTGAAGTTTCTTGATCGTGTATTTCATTGCTATTGCTCCGTTCTATTTGGTGTTGAAGATGAAGCGGGACTTGAACTCGTCGCGAGCGTCCCACGCGTTCTCTAGGATCTGCTTGTTCACGTTGCACTTGTACGAGTCGCCGCGTGAGTAGTTGTCCACCGACTTGGCGTACGCCTTTTGCGCGACCGCCACCGTCTCCTCAAGAAGTGCGTCTGCCTTCGCAACGTCCTCCTTGAACTCGGGATGAGACTCCATGATCTCAACCGCCGCCTTGATGAAGGGTGCGCACTCACACGGAATCCCGCGGGACTCGTAGTGCTCAAGGACTTGGATGACCTTCGTGATGTTGTGGCGACTCATGACTTCACCGTCAGTTCCATGATCGCCGCGATCAAGGCGTGGTACGAAAAGTCGTGGTCGTCAAACTCTCTACGGACACCGTTGCAGGTGAGAACCAAGTAGTCGTGTCCGACTTGGACAGTGATCTCTTCACGACCGCCGCGGACGAAGAGTTTGATCTCACCGTCGTACTGTTCAAGGTCGTTGATGCCTTGTTCAATCTCCGCCTTGATTCCGCGTTCACGAAGGAACTTGGCGACCGCCACTGTGCGGGGACAGTCGTGCGCGTCGTCCTTCTCTTCTTGCTTGAAGACGTCCGAGCGAGACGCGAGGGTTGAGATCTCGCCAAGCTTTTGGTGGCACTCACGAAGGTGTGCATCACCGTCGGGGCGGAGGCGGTGGAGATCGTCGCGCAGTGCGTCAATCCTCTTGATGATCTCTGTGATCGACTCGGCGCGGCTCACAGTGCCACCTCCGCGAGAAGGGCGTCGATCTCCGCATCCGTGTATCCCTCTGCGTTCGGGACGTACTCAAAGTCTGTTGCTTCCATTTCTATTTCGTTCTATCGGGTTGTCTCGCCTCTGCGTTTCACGGACTTGGCACCGTCATGACTCACACGAGTCAAGGTCGCATTAGAGACGAGGGGTTGGCAGTCCCCCTCGCCCGTGGTGGAGAAGTCTACTCGTCGTCGACCGTCACACCCTCTTCGGCCAACTGAGCCTCGAGGTCGGCAAGCTGCTCGCGGAGCTTGGCCGCGCGCTTCGCCTTCTTGCGGGTCTCGGGGTCGCCGAACTTCCGAAGGTTGTCCGCCTCTGCGCGGTACTTCTCGGCGGACGCGGTGAGGTCGGCGGCCTTGGCCTCCGCCTCTGCGGCGCGGAACTCCATGAAGAGCGCGGGGTGCGCGAAGTCGTCCTTGCTCGGCTTCAGGTGCTTGCTCGTGTCGAAGTCCGTGGGGACCTCGGTCAGCTTGCCCTCGTCGTTGAGGGCGGTGGCGACCTCCATGTAGGAGACGCGAGGGGCACGAGCGCCGGAGGTGGCGGAGTCGTTCTTGACGGGCGAGTTGACGTTGATCTTCTTGGTAGCCATGGTCTTGGTCTCGTTGAAGTCTTTGGAGTTGCGGCAGTGACTGTCACCGCCACACAGGACCCAATATGCCACGAGATTCGGCCATGTACAGCACAAACCGCCGGAAACTTTCGGGCTGGAAAAGGGCCCCCGAGAAGGCCCCGGGAGCCCCACCGGACTCAAACGCCGATCTTGACCGCCATGGCCACCGGCCTCGACGGCACTCGAGCCGGACCTAGGAGGTGACGATCCACTGCGATGCGGACACCGCCCACAGCTCCATCCACCTGTTCGCGTTGATCGTCGTGCCCGCGTCCGCGGAGAGACCGTTCAGCGTGTCGCCGCTTGCGGGCCACACCTTGAGTCTGCTGCCGCCGCCGTTGTAGATCAAGACGTGGCGTCCCGCTTCCGCGCCGGGGAGAGTCAGTGCGTCGTCTTGGCTTCCAACGGTCGCGATGAAGTTGATGTCCTTCGTCAGCGCGTACCCGCCCGCCTGCGATTGAGTGGTGCTCGCGGTGATCCCCGTCTCAAGACTCATGCCCTGCCAAAGAGTCCACGCGGAGCCCGAGTAGTGCAGCATCTGCTCTTCGTCATCAACGTGACAGATCCAACCCTCCTTCGGCGTGATGAACTGCCAGCCGCTGAGGTACACGGCGATCTTGTTCTCATGGCTCGCCCACGCTCCCGTCGCGGTCGCGGCCGGAATGTAGCGGTCTCCTTCAGACGGGGACCCCGGAGGCGCGGTGAGGTTGCGGTCCTTGACGGACAAGTGGATGACGGCGTCGAGCTTGTTGATCGCGTCGTTGACTGTGACCTCCGCGGAGGCTTGGCCCTCCACGAGGTGGGTGATCCCAACTTGAGTGCTTGTGGTCATACTGTGGTGGTGGATGTGTCTCCGAACCTGTGGTACTCGGAGAACTGAGAAACGCGGACGGTGAGAGGGTTGACTCCAGCGGTGTAGCCGCCGGTCGATTGTGCCGATGCCGTGATTGCCTGCGTCTTGGCCTCGGTCGCGGTGTACGTCGTTGAGACGGCGCCGCTTGTCTTGTGGATCAGCTCAACCTTGTACTCGTCCTTTCGCTCGTAGGACGGGACCGCGCCCGTGCCGAGGATACGGCTCAGACCTCTGGAGCGTGAGCCCCATGTGACGGTTGCGTTGCTCGAGCCGTCGATCGTTCGAGATAGCACGACCGGAGGCAGCGGCTTCACCGTGAGCGCCCCGATGGTCAAGGACCACGCCGTGACCTCCTCGACGTACCTTCCGGCCGGCACGGCCTTGTAGTGGCGCGTTGATCCGATGGCGCCGGACGGAATCTCGTGGAAGTGAATGTTCGAAGTGCCGAGCAAGGCGAACTGGTCACGAGCGCCGTGCGTCGCGTCTCCGATCTTCGCCTCCGTGCCGCGAAGACCGCGGAGCAGGTCGGTCAAGTCGTAGGTGTTGTCGGCCACGAGTGTCGCCGTTTGAAAGCCGATGATCTCGTCACCGAAGACCGCGCGGTTCATTCCGTTCAGCAGCTCGAGCTCGGTGCAGCTCGACAGCGAACCGTTCAGCAGCTCGACGCGAATCGTGTTGGCTCTGTCCCACTGCCCGTGGTAGGCGGTCGCTCCCGTGTACGACGTGCACTCTCCGATCGTGGAACCACCGTTGATCTCAGCGACCTTCACGTATTCGCCGCTCTCTCCGTTGAGGCTCTCGTACAGCGCGGCACCGGTGAACTCGTAGTTGGGATCCTCCGAGCAGCAGGCCAAGTAGAAGCCCGGGATCGTCGCGTGCTTTTCTTTGAGCGCGCGGCATTCCCACCAGACTGTTCGAGTGTTCGGCGTGTGGAATGACGGGCCCTGCGTCATGTACGAGCCGTCGTCTTCGCCGCCCGCGGTCATGCTGAGCGCTTCCTCTCCCGCGGAGTAGCCGGCGACTGTGTTCTGATCTTCGACCTGACCCTCAACTTCCATGATGAGGTTGTGACCTCTGTCAAGCTTGGTCACGAGCACGGTCCACTCTTCACCTAAGGCGGTGAATCGCGCGATGTCTCCTTCAAGCAGCTTGTCCGCGTACTTGATAGCTGGAATCGAAAACTTGACCTGCAGACGCGCGGCCCACGCTGTCCAGAGCATCTTGCTGGCGATGGCCCGCGCCTCAGCGGTCTCCATGACCACGGGCAGCTGAATCGTTTGCGCGACCGACGTTTCATTGTCCACCCGCCGCTGCCTCTGCGATCCGGTGTTGTACTCGTTGTTGGCGTCGATGTACTTGACGTTCACCTCGTCCGGTAGTTGCGAGGTGGGCGTCTCAATGACCGAGATGGGCGTGTCTCCGGGGTTGGTCTCATAGCAAGCGAGGTCGGCGGAGTCGATATCCACGATGCGTGCTTGAGACCTTCTGAAGAACCTGATCGCGCTGTCACGCTGCTGGGCCAAGAAGTCCGTCTGCAGCGCCAGCGGTTGAAGACTCGTCGTCGTCTCCTGCGGCCCCGGTATCACGTATCCAGCGAGGGACTTGTCCGCCGCCTCGATGTCTGACAGATCAAACTCGCCGGGGGCCATGTCGCCTTCGATCAAGATGCTCTCCATGGCCTCGTGCACCTTTCGTCCCTCATCCTCCTCGATCAACGCTGAGAACGACGGAATGCGGTTGCCCCAGTCGAACAATGCCAGCTGCTCGAATACCACGTAGGCGGTGTTTCTGAACGCGGGCACCTCACCGATTCCGTGGTACGTCTCTAGGAGGGAGTCGGGCTGCTGGTCCGCGGCGCCGACGTGAAAGCGCACCGCGTTGAAGTGCTTCTTTGAGAACGTGGGAAGGTCTTGATGCAGGGTGACCGTGCCGCCGGCCGCCCAAGCTGTCCAGCCGTGGCCCGCGGGTCCGAGTCTGCACTTGCAAGTAGTGACGCCCGTGAGGAGGTTCGTGTTCACCGACTCAACCGTCAGGGAGTAGGGATGGTCGGTGCCCGGATCTCCGGGCGCGGTGATCTCGATGGACTTGCCACTCTTGAAGAGCGACAGGTCCGGCGAACCACTGCCGCTGCTGGTCAGCGTCAACCAGTAGATCGTCGAGCCCGCGTACAGTGTGGACGATGAGATCGCACCGGCGATCTGCGTCGACGTGTAGTCAATGTCCGGCGCCACGTTGTAGACGGTCTTGCCGTCCGCCCAGATCTGTTTGATGCGAGACACGGGCCCAGCGCAGAACGCCACAGCACAGTTGGAGAAGTACTTGTAGGTGACGAAGGTTCCACCGCCGCCGCCCTTGCCGCCGCCGCTCTCCTCTTCTCGGATCTCTTTGATCGGCGACTGCCAGATGACTTGGCCGGGGACCCGCCCGTTGGCGCCGAACACCCGCGGGATCGGCGTGCCCTCTGACCAGCGCGCAACCGGTTGGTCCTCAAGCCTCGGCCCTTCAACGGGATCACTGCCGAACAGTGTCGGGTAGGTGTAGGACTGGTCGATGTACATGCCGGCCGCGATCGCGACGTACCACCAACCTGATCCAACCGCGACACCGGTGACCGCGGGAATGATGAGCGTTGCCATGCTAGTTCCTCCTGTAGCGCCAGACGCTGTGCAGCCTGTCTTTCCATGCGTCGTCGAACGAGACTTCGACGACCTTGTTCGGTCCACCCCTGTAGCTGTGCACCATTCCGCGCATCGTCTTGATCGCGGCGTGCTGCGGCCACCCGGGCCCGATGTACTGGAACACGAGGATGTCGCCCACCTCGGGATCGCCCTCCACCCTGTCGCAACTCCTTCCTATCAGGCGCATCAGCTGTGCGCTGCTCGGTCTGAGAGAGTAGGCGGTGAAGTCGTGCGCCTCAAAGCCCAAATCGCGCGCCACCTGCACCAGCAGTCCAACACAGTCCAAGCCGTGCTTTGAGCGGCCTTGATGAACGAACGGCGTTCCGACGTAGGCCAACGCTGTGTCTGCGATCTCTCTCATTGCGTGGGCGTGTCGAACATCTTGTCCGTTCCGGGGATGTACGGGAAGCCACCGAAGTTCTCGACGTTTGAGAACGTGTCTTTGCAGGTGCTGCGCAGCTTGTTGCACCCCGGCTCTAGGTCGAACGTGTCGCCGGCTTGAATCTCTAGCGGCGTGGGCAGAGCCAGTGTGATCTTGTGCTTCACCGCCGTCGTCCATGTCGTTGGAGTCAAGGTTCCGGTCTCGATTTGGCACTGCGACACTTCAAGGTCTAGGTTGGTCTCAGGGTGGTCCGCGCCGACGCCGACGCCGAGTCGGATGCGCGCGTACCCAGTCTCTGTTCCGTTCGACGTGTAGCCCATGCTGAGCCTCCACCAGTCCGTGTTGCCGGTCACGTTTGTGATCTCAACCGAGATTCCCGCGTCGTAAAGCTCCGAGGTTCCAACCTGCACCCACGCTGAGCCGTTCCACCGGAAGCCGGCTGCGTGCGTGGGCTCCACGGGATCATCTCCAGCGAACGAGGTTGCGATGCTGTCGTCCTCCAAGCCGAGGCTGAAGTAGCTTGCGGGCGTCGACGACGGTCGCTTGACGTACGCGGACAAGCACACGCGCGTTCCGCTCGGCGCGTACGTGGACCACGCTCCCGGCGAACCGGACGAGATCGTGCGCATGTACCCGTACTTGGCGGTCGACGAGGTTCGCGCGACGAGGAAGGAGTGCACCCCCGACGAGAACCCATTGGTGACCTGTGAGCGCGTGACGTCCGATAGGGACCAATAGCTGCTGTTGTCGATGTCGTTCGCGCCGGGAGCTGAGTTGACCGCTAGATCGCCGTCGTTTGAATAGACCTCGGTGACCAAGCCTTTGTTGTTCCCCGTGAGCCACGTGAGCTTTCCAAGGGCGAACACGCCGTCCGTATCGGTGATGGCCCCGTCCGCTAAGTAGAACTCCCTGCGAGCGTCTCCGATGGGTGACTCCACCGTCTTGTTCGATTGCGTCGTGTACACCGCCTTGCACTTGTCGTCGCCCAGCACGTAGCGACACGTGCGGCCGTAGACGTCCCCGACCTTGTTCTGAAGTATGAACGCCAAGCCCTTGACGTTGGCCTCAAAGTGTTCGCCGGTGAACTTGGTGGACTCGATCGCGTACCTCGTGACGAGGAGAGGCTTGAGGTGCGGATACCGCCAGTCCACCATGTACTCCGCGATCTTGGCGCCTTGGTAGCGGCCCGCGCGCAGGTCTGCCTGCGTGATCTGGTCCGACGAAATCGCTCCGCGCACCTCCATGTCGGCGGCCTTGTTGCCGAGCTCTCTGCGACGCGCGCTGGCGTCGAGCGTCATCGGGGTCCACGTTCGACCCATGAACTCCAACGGTGTGGAGTTGTCCGTCAGCGTCAAGCGCGTGCCGTCTTTTCGGATGATCTCGAAGCATGTGCACACTCGAGTCCGTCGAGATGGATGCGGGAACTGTGGGTAGGGTCGAGAGCCGTCCAGCGCGCCGATGTCGAACGGCGTGTATCTTCCATTGCCAACCGCGTCGTCAATGACGCCGTCGCTGAACAGCGAGTACCCCAAGCCGCTGGCGAACGTGTTGCCGGCCTTCAAGTAGAAGTTGTCGGAGGCGGCGTCAGCAAAGGTCTCCCCTCCCGTCTTGCCGGTGACGGAGTCGGTGCCGGAGGCTGTTGAGTCGCCAGAAACGTTGTTGGTGCGAACCGTGCCGGCGGGCAAGTTGAAGTCGTCTTCGTCGGACCCGATGGCGATGCAGTTCCTGACGACGCACCCAGTGGACGAGTCCACCCAGATGCCCTTCTGATCGCCGGCCGCCGAGAGCGTGCCGGTCCCGTACACGGTGCAGTTGTAGATGTTCACGCTGGATCCAGCGCCGCGCACTCGGATGCCACCGTAGATGCTCTTGTTGTCGACGCTGTCGTTGCCCCAGATGACGCAGTTCCTGATCGTCACGTTCGTCGAGGAGTCGTGCACGATGATGCCCGTCGCAAAACTCATGGCCGCCTGCGATGTGGCCGCGGTCACGAACAGCTTCTCGATGATCGAGCCAGTTGAACCGGGGCGCACTTCAACCACCCCGCTCGTGCCGGCCGTTCCGTTCGTCGATGCGCCCGTCAGCGTGAGCTTCATCGGGCCGGACAGTCTGAAGTACCGCTCTGCAATGGCCACGACGGGATACGCCTCGGCCGCGCTGCCGGTCGTGCTCAACGTTGCGCCCGTCAACGAGAACTGGTTCCAGTGGTTGGTCGCGCTCGGCCTGAGCCACCGATAGCGGACTGGATCGGTGATGGCCCCGTCGAACGTCGCCAACGACGTGCTCGCGTCCAGCGCGCCTGTGACCTCACCAATGCGCACCTCGTTTCGGTCGATGAGGTTCAGGTCTGTTGCCGCCTCCCACGCGGCGATGGTCGAGTAGTCACCACCGGATCCAATGGTCTCCACGACCACGGTCGGCGGTGCCTCCGCCGCCAACTGCGCTGAGCCGCCGAACGCGCCCAAGTCAGCGTTGGACGTGCTTCTCGTGTTGCCGTAGAAGTCCTTCGTGATGCCCGCGTCGTCGTACAGCTCCCAGTTGTCGATGTCTTGAGCCGGCGCCGTGGAGATCAACCTGAAGTCGTGGTTGATGGCGGACAGAAACGTCTCAGACGGCGCCACGTTCCACGAGTTGTAGAGCTCAGATCCAAATCCTTGCTGCCCCGTGTAGTCGGACGTTGAGACGCCTCGCACGAAGCTAGTCTCGCCGTTGAAGCTAATGAGGCCCGAGAGGTCGGTTGCGTAGTCGTTTCCCGTGGTGAGGACTGGGTCGCGCATCACGATGGTGTTGTGCACCCTCTGCTGCTGGGAGCCGGCGCCACTGATTCCTCGACACGCGCTCGGACTGGACGCGTTCCAACCGGTGATTCCAAACACCGTGCACCCGACGATCTCGGGCACGTTGGCGGGGTTGCTCACGCTGTCGATTCTGATCCCGTAGTGGGCCCCACGCTTCGTGCCGACGTTCTGCCCGCCCACGACGATGCAGTTGTGAATCTTGTGGTCATGGCCACCGTAGACTCGCACGACGGATCCGCTCGCGGTGCCGGCCGTTCCATCCGCATAGAGTCCGCCTAGTCGGAAATAGCACGAGTCAAGTCGAATGGACCGACGCGTGCCGACCTCGCTCAACGCGATGAGCTGAGTCGCGCCGCTGGTTGAAGCGCTGGACTCGTCGTCGACCACCGTGACGTCCACCATCCTGAAGTAGTTCTCGTTGATGGTGAACGCGCGCCTGTTGGCCGAGGTCCCGGAATTGGTCTGCCGCTTGATCCAGAACCCACTGCCCGTCACCGGATCGTACTTGTCGCCAGCCGCGACGAACAGCTTTCGGTACCGGCTGGCGTTGATGTTGGATGCGCCGTCGATGGTGACGCCGGCAGTGCTTGAGTCCCACGTGAAGTCGGGGTTGTTGCCGGCCGCGTCGTGATGCAGCTCACCATAGAAGCCGCCGGAAGACGTCAAGCTGTTGTCCGTGGCGGCCTCCCACGCAGCGATGGTCGCGTAGTCTCTCCCGCCAGCTGTCCCTATATCGTTCGTCGTCGGCATGTGTCAGGTGGCGTAGTCGTGGATGGTGTATCGGTAGTCTCTGTTCGCGAAGAGGATGATTGCGGCCTTTCCGTCCTCGAGCGTGAAGAGCGTGTCGGTGCTGCCGCCCTTGCGGCGCGTGATCGTCACGTCTTTGCTGCCGTCGTTGATGAGGTAGTAGAGAGGGCCACCGTCGACCGGAGGCTCGTGAGTCGTCTCGTCGGTCGTCGGCAGTTGGCACGAGTAGACACCGACGCTCGTGTGGTTGAAGCGCCAAACCCTGCCGCGTTGGTGTGACTTGATGACGTGCGCCGCCGCCGAGACCTCTCGTGCGCCGCCGTAGAACTTAGCCGGTGAGATCACAGCGTGATCCCCACGTACTTGTTCGCACCGCTCACCGTGTAGACAAGGACCACCATGGTGCTGCTAGTGCCGAGCGTGAACAGCGTGGTGGCCCCGTCCTTCACCGCAACCGTGTTCGACGCGTTGGCGTTGACGAGGTAGAAGTGGGGACCTCCCGGCTCCAGCTCACCGACAGCCGGCAGGGTCAGCGATAGGCTGCCGGCGGTCGGGTTGACCATGATGACTCGACCGTCAGACGCCGACACGGTGGCGCTCTGCGTCATCGCGATGTACTTCGCGCCGCCGTAGTCGAAGTCTTCCGGCTGCGCAACCTCGTCTATGACCTCCACCAGCGGAATAGACCCTGCCGCACCGCCGGTGCTGAAGTCGTCGTATGAAAGCATCAGCGCCTCGTCCACCTCGGCGCCGAATCGAACATGCGTGTAGTACTCGCACCCCGCTCTGATGACCACACCGTCTGACGGCGCTGAAGAGAACGTGATGATGCCCGTCGTGGCGTTCGTTGAGAACGCAGTCGTGTTCGCCGCGTCCAACGAGACCAAGACCGTTCCAGCCTTTGGCTTCGTGATGTTTCGATACTTGTTGCCCGCGCTAGACGGATACTTGGCCATCAGCTGGAAGGTTGTGGTGGAGCCGTCTCCGGTTCCGATGACGACGTCATCGTCCGTGTGCGCTGAGCGGTGATCTGACGCGGTGGTGAAGTCGAGGAAGTCCTTGTACTTGAAGCTGTGGAGCGGGCCAGACCGCGCAACGTAGAAGTCAACGAGAGTGCTGAGTTGATCCAGCGTCTTGACTCCGTACTCCGCCGCGTACGTTCGCCTAGGCGTGGACCACCGAGCGTACCGCTCCTCGGCCCCACTGTCCAGCTGGATGATGTTGGTCTTGAAGCCGGGGCCACCGGCGGACCCGTACGAGATGTCTTCCGGGAAGACTACGTTGTGGAAAGCCATGCTATCTGATCCTCCTGAGATCGCGCGAGATCTGGTGTCTTGATCGTCGGAAACTGTCGGCGTCGGTGGCCGTCACGTTCATCGAGATGTTGGTGACGTTTGTGGGTGCCGTGCTGCCCTCCACGCGAACGCCCAGATCGCCGCTGGCAGTTCTGGTGAGCGGCATAACCGCCTCGGGTCCAGCCTCGCCCATCAGTCCAACCTTGTTGCCCGCCATCGGGAAGTAGGTTCTACCGGTGACCACACTGCCAGAAGCCATCGGAACGACCTCACCTCCGGAGAATGCCGCGCCCTTGGCGAAGCCGCCGGCCACAGACGCGGCGGCCAAGACAGCGGCCGCTGCTTGCGCGTTAGCGAGCAGGACCGCCCCAGCCGTCTCTGCGCCTCCCACGATCGTTGCTGAGGCTGAGATTGCCGCCGCTTCTTGAATGGCCGCCGCCATCTCAGCGCCCGTCGTCTCGATTGCCGCGTCGCCGAACAGCGTAGGCAGCAACTCAGCCAACTGGCCGGTGATCCAGTCGGTCAGCGGCGTCGTGACCAACGTGTCAAGGACGGTGCGGCCGACGCTCTCTGCTATGCCTTGAAGCGCCTCCTCCATCGTTCTCGCACCCAAGATCACGTCGTTGAACGCGCTCCCGAAGGCCGCGCCCATCTCTTCGGCCATCTCTTGGTAGATCTCGGCCTCCTGCATGCGCATCAAGAGCTGCTCGTACACCGCGAGCTTTTCTCCGATGTTCTCGGCTTCCGCTTGGTGCAGCTGCACCGCGTACTCCATCAGTCGAGATGCGCGCTCGCGCTCCATGTTGGTCAAGCCCAGCGTGTCGAGCTCCAGCATGGAGTTGTTCAAGAGCTGAGCCGCGCCAGCGGCCGCGCGGTCTCGCACTTGTGCACGCTGCTCCTCCTCGGCCTTCAAGCGCGCCTCTTCCTGCCGCTGCTCCTGCTGCTGCTTCGTGAGGCGCTCCCTCAGCTCCAACTCTTCCCGCAGCGCCTTGACGTACAGCTCGACGTTGACGACCCCGACGGCGCGCATCTCCGCCTCAGCCCTGAGAAGCGCCGTCTCGATGGCCATGTTGACCTGACCGTCTTTCATGAGGTCGTTGAGCTTGGCCAGCGACTGCATCTTCTCGGCGTGACCTGTGAGCACCTTGTCGCGAGCGGCTTGCTCCTTGATCGCGGCGGTCTGCTTGTTGATGGTCTCGATCTGCTCCTTGAGCTCCGCCTTGAGCTCCTTAGAGTTTTCAACCTTCGCGCTGTCTACGAGCTGCTCCATCTTCCGAACTTCGTTCAACGCTCTGAGCTCGTCGGACGTCGCCTTGATGTGCTTCTGCGTGAAGTCTAGATCTTCTTGGTACTTCTCCAGCGCCTCTTCGGCTCTCGCGAGGGCGTCCGCGTCCTCGTCGACGCCGCCAGTCATACCCGCGAAGTCCGGCGGCTCGTACGCTTCGGTGAGCGGCTTCATCTGCGCCTCGAGGGCGCGCAGCGCCGCGGAGATCGCCTTGATCTGTCCCTCGGGCGAGAGCTCGTCGATGACCGGCGAGACGCCGCGCTGCAGGTTGCGACCGAACAGGTCGAGCGTGAAGTCGACGTCGCCGAGTCCCTCCGCGTTGCGCTCGATGTCTGCCTTGATGAGTTTGAAGTAGTCCTCGGAGAGACCTCTGATCTTTCCAGCTTCGTCGATGAACACCGACTCAGGCACCTCGATGCCCTCAAGCAGCATCTCGGACACCGCCGTCCTCAGATCGGACAGGTCAAGTCCCGCGATCAACTCTCTGGTGCCATCCTCCGCCTGCTCAAACACAGAGGGCAGATCCTTCCAGAACTCCCACATGCCGACGTCGGGCGCCTGCGTGCCCAGCTCCCTGATCTCCACCTGCATGTCTTGAAGCGCGGTGATTGCCGCCCGCAGCGCGCCGAGCTGGCGGCGGGAGTCGCCCTCGTCGTAGCCGATCGAGAACGCTGCCTCAGCCCTAGTGATTCTGGCGGCGGTCGCCTCCAGCCCCTGCAGCACGTTGTCCAGCTCTGCGGTGCTGGTGGTGGCCTCTTCGACGTCTCTGGTCATCGCCCAGATCGCGCCGCCCACCGCAGCGATGAGCGCGGCCACCGCCACGAACGGGTTGGCCAAGAGCGCGCTGTTCAACGCCCACTGTGCCGCCGCGGCGACCTTCGCGCTCGTGGCCAACCTGTACAGTCCGGAGACGAGCGCTTCAACGGCGATGACTGTCGCGGGAACTGCCATGACGGTCAACGCGGCTCCAACCGCCCTGAGCATGGTCTCTGAGTGCTTGCCTGAAACCGTGAGACCGGAGAAGTGTGCGATGAGGTCGGCGGTGAAGCTGGCCGCGTTCTTCAGCACCCCACCGGTCTCCTTCACCTGCAGCTTGAGCGCGTCGAACGCGTTCCACATTCTCTGCGTCTGCATGGCCAAGGTGTCCTGCGCTCTGGCGAACTCTTCGTCCGCGGCGGTCGCGTTCTCAACCTCCGCGGCCTGCATGGCCAACGCGTCCGCGACGTCTTGGGAGCGAAGGGCCATGACGGGGAGCACCTTGAGGATCTCCTCGCCCTCCAAGCCGAGGGCCTCCAGCGCGGCGGTTGTGTCGCCCCCGACGGCGTCTAGTTCGCCAAGCCCCTCGAGCAGCAGCTGAACACCGCCGACGGCGCTGTCTCTGAACGCGCTCTCGATCTCCTCGGCGGTCTTGCCGGTGATCGCTTGGAGCGCCTCCATCTCGACGCCGCCCTGTCTGATGGCCTTGTCGATCGAGCGCATGGTGCGGCCCAGCGCTGAGCCGGCGAGCTCAGCCCTGATGCCCATCTGCCCCATGGCGGCGCCTAGCGCGGCGGCCTCCGCTGAGGACGTTCCAAAGACCGCCGTGCTCAACGCGACTTGGGTGCCGACGTGCGCGATCTGGGACTCGGTGATCGCCATGTTGTTGCCGAGCTCAACGATGACCGATGAAAGGGTTCCCACCGTGCCCACCGACTCGCCCGTCACGTTCAGCATTCGAGCGAGCGCTGTGGCCGCATCGTCGCCGACGAGGTCTGACGCGCTGCTGAGCTTCGCGACCGCGTCGGTGAACGCCAACACGTTGCTCGACCCGCTGACTCCGAGCTGTCCAGCTGCTTGAGCGATGCCGAGCAGCTCGTCGGTGCTGACGCCTAGGTCCGTGCTCATCTGCACGATGTCGGCGCCCATTTGCTCGAGTTGCGCGCCGGCCAAGTCGGTGGTCTTGCCGACGCCAACGAGCCCGCTCTCGAACTCGCGCATCGTCGAGATGATGTCGTTGACGATGAGCATGGCGCTGATCGCTCCGACCAGCTTGCCCACCATGCCGGCGGCGCCTGACGACGCCTCGCCTAGGTCGTCGGTCGCTGTGGCTAGATCGTCGGCCTCTTTGCGCGTGTCCTTGGCCTCTGAACCGAGGTCGTCGACTTCTTTCTCGAGCTCGTCGACCTGCTTGCTCGCTCTCGCCGCGGCCCGCCCAATGTCGTCGAACGATCGACTGGCCTGCGCTGCTCCAGTCTGCGCGCCGCGCGCGTCGATGCCGATCCGAATGTTGGTGATCTTAGCCATGATTCTCCTGCTTCTTTCGTGACGCCTTCAAGAGAGCGTCGTCCATACCGCGCAGCAGCCGAAACCACAGCGACCTCGACTCACCGTCGTGAATGCCGATGAGGTCGAGGTATGCTGCGATGTCAGAGGGAGGGATGGCCGAAGCGCCGCCCATGCCCACGTGCCTTGCCGAAGACAGCTCCTGAAACGCGTTCCAAACCGGAACGAGGTCTGGGTACAGCTTCGGTTTGGCGTCGAGTGCCGGCACTTCTTTTCCCCTCCTCTTCGCTATTTGGAGCGCTTCCTCGTGTTCGCCCCACTCGAGGCACCACTCGAGGAGGCCGATGAGTTTCCCCGCGAGTCTTCTTCCGTCTGAAGACGGAACAGCTCGCGCTCGTTCGCCTGCGTCAGCACGAACTGATACAGGTCTCGAAGACCGGGGTCTGTGAGCAGCTCGTGCGCGCGCTTCGGCGTGTACTTCAGCGGCTTGCCGTCTTCATCTTCGATGTTGCGCCAGCCGACGAGGATGTGAGACGCCATCGCTTTCTGCGACAGCGCCTCCATCTCATCGTCGGGCACTTGGCCGGCGCGGATGCGCTTGGTCAAGGGCGCCGTCAGCTTCCTGATCTCCGCCTGAAAGCTGGGGTTGTTGAGTCTGGCGATCTTCAGCTCCACGCCGTGATCCCACGTGACCCAAACACCTTCGGACTCTGCGACGGAGTCCGCCTTGAGGGAGTTGAGTTTGGCCATGAGTCAACTCTCCTAGAAGGTCGCCATCTGCAGCGTGTATCCGAGCGTCGAGTGCTTGAACGCTTCGAAGCCAACTTCCATGATGACGTCTTGGTTCTGACCGCCGGCGACACGCTGCGCGCTCGTGAGTCGAACGGCGGGAATGTCGAGAACAAGCGCGTTCGTGCCGTCGTCGAACACGATCTGGATCGAGCTGTCAGTTCCCGCGAGGTAGCGGCTCATCGTGTTGACCGGGTCGCCCGCGGCGAAGTACGCTTGGAACGAGCCGGAGAGCGAGAAGCTGCCCGCTCCGACGCTCGACGAGAACGCGTTGCCAATCTCCTGCCGCTGTCGAAGGTTGTTCGACGCCTGCATGGAAAACTGGGTGATGGTTTGGTCGAACCCACCCTCTCGGAAGACGTTGACGTTGTCGATGCCTGAGAGGACCGATCCGGTGCCGGCGCTGGATTGAGACCCGCTCGACTGCGCGGAGGAGGTCTCGTTGGTCGCCTGCTTGCCAAGCCAAGAGAAGGAGCCGTTGATGACCCCGTCAGTCGGAACCGTGAGGCTCATCCCGTCGCACACCATGCCCTTGTAGAGGGCGTAGGTGCTGGACAGGTCGGCCCAGTTCTTCTCGAGCGAGTACGAGGCCTGCGTGGTGCCGTTCCTCGCGTAGTCCCCGATGGCCATCGTCAAGTTGTTGCTGGATTGCTCCTCGTCCACGAGCGTCGTGTTCGCCCTGTCGATGGTGATCTGGGTGGAGGTGTTTGTTGCGATGACGCGGAAGTAGCCGTTGTTTCCGGAGTTGGAGAATCCAGAGATCTTGACCCACTCACCAACCGCGATGGACGCGAACGGTGTGCCGCTGTCGGCGGTGATGGTTCCCGCCGTTGCGACGACGTTGTAGTCGACGGACGATCCCAAGGAGATCGTGCCGCCGTCGGTGAGCGCCGCGCCGTGCTGCAGGAAGCCTTCGTACATCAGCTTCTCCAGCGAGCCGCCACAGTACAGCTCAAAGGCGGTGTCTCCAGACGCTCCGACGGTTGCGCGGGTGACGGTGGGAATCTGACGGTCCGACTGAATCTCGGAACTGGCCGTCGTCCCGGTGTCTTGGCGAAGCGACTCGCTGGTGAATCGCATCGCGGTCTGAGTCGACGTCGGCGTGGTGCCGTACGTGGACTCCTTCACGAAAGACAGGCCGAGCCTGTTAGTTGCTGCGGGCATGGGTTGCTCCTAGGTTGTTTCGTCCACTTGATATGGACACGAGACAGTGACTTGCCACCACTTGTCGGTTCTGCCGACAGGCGTGACGTAGGGGATCTTGTACTTCACCCCGTCGTGCGTCGACGGCATGAATGCCTTGGTGATCCTGTCGGCCAAGGCTAGCGCTGACTGATCGCCCGCGCCGATCGGCACGAAGACTGCGGCATCCATCACTCCGACTGTGCGGTACAGCCCGGACGCCGTCCTCTCCGTTGTCCCGTCGAGAATAGTGAGCATGATCCACTTGTCGTCGTCGGGATGGTCTAGGTTTGAGTTGTCGTATTGCACCTGCACGCTCTCAGCGTCCGCGACTTGCGTCTTGAACCTGCTGCGCAGCTTGTTGTGCAGATACTCTCCGTCCAGCGCGCCGCTTGTCGCGGCCCCGAGCGCGGTCGGGTCTGCTTCTTCGTCAACGTAGAACGGGCAGGACACGCGGGTCACATGCCATCGCTGCGTGCGCCCCTCGTTCGAGATGGACGGCTGCTCGAACTTGGCTTTGACCACAGTCACGTCGCGGAACAGCGCACGGACGCTGTCGGCCAAGGCCAGCGCATCGCCGTCGCCGTGGCCGACTTCGGTGTGAATGTCGACGGTCAACTCACCGAACTTCCTGTACGCAATCTTCGTTCCGTACCCCGTCTGCTCGGCTGTGGTCGTGAGGATCGAGACCTTGGCCCACAAGCCGGAGTCCGGCGGTTCAAAGCTCACATTGTCGTACGCCGCCGTGACGGTCGTGTTGTCGTCGAAGTGCGCGCGGATTTGGTTGTAGAGGTCCTCCCAGCAAAAGGCCGCGTTGAACTCCAACGTGCCAAAGGCCTCGGCGGAGGCGATGCCAGTCGGCGAGACGGGCCCAGAGATGGACGGCGTGCCAAAGGCCTCGGCGGAGGCGATGCCACCAGCCGTGCCGGTGATGACCATGATCGCGCCGATCGGGCTCATAGCGCGGCCACCAGCTGTGAATACGTGAACGGCGTCTCGTCTCTCGGCGGCACGACCGTCACCGAGGCGTCCATGATCTTGGCGATGGTGTCGTCGGAGAGAAGCGTCTCGTAGGGGACTCGGAAGCGCCTGCGTGCGGTGACGGTGGGGGTGATCTTGCCGCTCTCGAGAGTCGTGACCTCAGACGTGATCTCGGTGATCTGCTCCATGGTCAAGTCCGCGATCATGACGCCCATCGTCTTCAGCTCCTCAAGGCCCCACGTCGTGTCGACGCCGCCGGCCGCTTGGATCTTGGCAAGCCTCGACTCCATGTCGACTTTGGCGCGCGTGACGTCGTCCGCTTCGACCCCGTCGCTGACCAACGAGTCGGCGTCGAAGTCCGACGCGGTGAACACGCGAGCCAGAGAGACGAAGGAGCGGAAGTGTGCGCGCACGCTTTCCTCCAGCGCTGTGATCTGTGAAGGCTCGGCGCCGCCTAGCCACGCGGTCATCTCGCTGGCGGTGACGTAGGCGCCTGACTGACGCACCTCGACCGGCATGCCGTCTTGCCAGCTGCCGCCGTTTCCGACCTTGTACAGTACCTCGCAGATCATAGCTTGAAGATCTTGTTGGCGCCGTTGTCCCAGCTGATGGTGATGTCGCCGCCGTTCGGGGTGACGGGCAGGCCGGTCGCCGTGTCGATGTACGCGATGAGCTGTGACGAGCCGGCGGAGCCGGAGTCGCGGTAGATCACGAGCGCCTCGGACTGGTCTCCGGTGACGCTTGACAGCGTGACGTCCGCTGCGTCGAAGACGCCCGCGGTGGTCGTCTTGCTCGCGAGGTTGCCGCTTGTCGCGACTCGAGCGCCTGACGGTATGTCGTCGAGGAAGTCGTGCGCCGCTAGGTCGACGGTGTAGTCATTGGTGTCGACAAGCACGACCTTGATGTTGTCGTCGAGCATGTCGATGTCTTTGTCGAGGAACGCCTTCCTCGCCTTGTCGTAGAGTGCGTTGGCCATTAGGTGAGACTCCTTGTGATCTCTTCGAGTGTGACGCGAACCATGCCCTTTGGTGCCTGCACTGAGAAGCCGCCCTTGACGAGCGTGCGACCCGTGCGACCCTTGCGGGGGTCCTTGCTCGGTCCGGGATCTTTGGGCACGAAGCCGCCGAACTCAAGCACTCCGATGTACGGAACGTTGTTAGTCAACCAGATGATCCCGTACGGCTTCGCGCTGTTGACTCGCTTTTGTCCCTTTGAGACGGTGCCTGAGCCTGTCTTGTCCTTGGAGCCCAGCTCGTTGCTGGCCGGCGCGCCGATCGTGATCTGCCAGTTGCCGCGCGCCCTGCCGGTGTCCACGGGCGTCTTCATCACGACACCTCTCAGCAGGTCCATCGCGATCTTGCGCTGGATCGTGGTGACGTCAATCTCGACCTCTTTCTGGAAGTCAACGATCGCGGCGTTCAAGTCTGAAACGTCAATCATTGCCTGAGCTGCACCTCGTACGCGCAGATGCTTGTGCCGGAGTAGAGCGGGTTCAACGACACGATGTCGAACGCTTCGCTGTCGAACGTGACCTTCATCCCAAGGTCCGGGGTGAACGCGAGGTTCTTGGCCGGCAGGATGACTTGAACGTCTCGAGCCTGAACGAGCTCCCCGTCCACGTACCTGCGGTCGTACTGCTCCGGCGGCGTGACGTTGACGGTGTGCGTCACGACGGAGCCCTCCGTGACCTTGCCGGTGGACGGCGCGTACGTTGAGCTGCCGGGGACAGTGAACACCACGGACTTTCCGTAGGTCTCCGCGATGGTGTAGACCTCCGCGAGCAGTTTGGTGTCGATGGCTGTCATGCGCGCTCGATTCCGCTACGAAGAAGCGGTCTGAGAATGTTGTCCACCAACCTGTACCGCTTGATCTGCGACTTGCCTCCACCGGCGTACTTGGTCCTGCTGCTCACGGAGCCGGCCTGCACCTCCTCCTCGGAGATGTTGTACGGGTTGGTGATGTCCGGCATGAGATCACCGTCCGACAGCTGCCTCAGCGCCATCTCGGCGGTCGCGTGCTTCAACTCGTCGGGCAGAACCGCGGTCGAGTGGACGTAGATGTCATACATGACGACGTACGAACGAGGCCAGTTGAGCGCTTGGTCAAGCGACCATCGCGTTCCAACCCACCGTCGTCCGTACGCCGCGTCTAGATACTGAGATGCGAGCCGTATGGCCTTCTCCTTGTTTGCAGTGGACGCGCTAGACCAAGTGGACGACGCAGAGTGATCCGTGTGGTACGTGTCAGCGTCGGCGACCGAGATGTACCCGTTCGCGTTCTCGAGACCAGTTCCGTCTTCTACAACAAGGGCCATGACCTACTCCTCCTCGCTCTCTTCTTCCTCTTCCTCTTCTTCCGGCTCCGGCTCGGGCTCCGGCT